AAATAACAACCTCCATGTATAGAGCAATAAATAAAGTCAAAAAGTCAAAATTTGTTTTGAATTAAACGGACTATCAAGTCCGTATTTAACTTTTATTTATTGTTATTAGTAAAATTATAAGATTAAAATTTAGATTTTGTAAGTATCTTAAGGGATACTTCTTATTTTTTGTATCTCTTAACGTCCTTACAATTATTATTATACTCATATTAGTCAAAATGTCAACGATTATTTTTGACTTTTTGACTATTTTTTTTTACTTATTTTATAAGCCTTTATAGGGCTTTTGTTGTTTGAAGTTTGACTTTTTGTTATTTTAAAAATATACGAGAGGTACCATTTTGGTACCATCTCTTTATGAATTTAAATATGCCTCAAATTTTGAAGCAGCATCTACTTTTCTGCTTTTAGTAATATGCAAATAGATTTGACGTGTTGTAGAGTCATTGGTATGCCCTAACCTATCTTGTATTACTTCTAATGATTCACCCGCTGCTGCTAATAATGATGTGTGGGTATGGCGGAATGTATGTGGATGGATCCAACTTAATCCGATTTTTTTGGCTATCTTTTTTATGAAGCCGTATAGATTACAGGTCAAAATTGGTTTTCCTGGATAATATCGAGAAGTAAATATAAAATTATATGTTCTATCCCAATTATTTGCATTTTTTATTTTTTGTTTATTTTGTATTAATCGCCATTCTTTCATCACATCTATAAAAGATTGTGAAATAGAAATTTCTCTAATACTATTTTTAGTTTTTGGAGTTTGTACATAATAATTTTTTTGACTGCAACCATAGATGTTTTGGGTAATTTTTATAGTCTTATTTTTTGTATTAAAATTATCCCATTCCATAGCACATACCTCGCCTAATCTAGCACCAGTATAGATTAGAAAAAATACCATATAATAATATGGATATGCATATGCATCATTTTTAGCTTCATTTAAGAAAGTGAGTAAATCTTCTTTTTCTAGATATAATGGTTTAGGTTTTTGTTGTAGCAGTTTAGTTTTTTCGACTAAAGTCATTTTAGGTAAATCAATATTTTCACAAGGATTATTAGTGATAATATTATTTTTTAAAGCATGTTTAAATATCATTTTTATATAGGATAAGTTTTTTGTAATAGTTTTACGTTTTTTACCCATATCGAGCATATTTTGTATATATGCTTGAATATTTAGAGTGGTAATATGTTTTAATTTAACATCTTGCCCCCAGAATGATATTAATGCTTTTAATAGATATTGTATGCCCTTTTGTGTAGATATCTTAGTATAATGTTGATATTCTTTAAACCAAATTTCTTGAACATAATAGACAAATGTTATATCTTTAGGTTTAGCAAATACCTTTCCCGCATAATATTGGGACTCTATTTCTGCCATTGCTTTTTTAGCATCGCTTTTTTTAGTAAAGCCACAGCGTTTGATACGGATACGTTTTCCTGTATCATCTCTACCAACATCTATAATAAACCAATATGTTTTGCCTTTTGTCTTTGTAAGGCGTTCATGTATTCTAGCCATAGTTTTTCCCTTTCACTATGCCTAGCTATTACTATGTAGAATTGTGTCTACTAATAGACACAATATTTGTAAACTAAAAAAGCAGTTATTATTCATGTACGCATATCTGTATCATTAATACTTATGAAATCATCATATGTATAATATCATTTTTTTTTATTATATGTGCGATTTATTTCATTTCGTATTCCTTGATTGTAAATTTTGATAACTTGCTTGTAGTTTCTTATCGAAACACATATTATAGCACTTTAAAAATATTATTTCTGATAAAAAATGACCAGGACTTAATTTTTCTATTGGTATAAGTTCATTTAATAATGGTTTTTGTCTGTACTGGATGTTAATATTTCCCATTTCATCGCAAGTTCCTATATTTAAAATTTGCCAACTTATAGATTGATTATCGTAATCATAAAAATAACGATTTTCTCTTATTGTTCCTATTTGATTAATATAATCAAATGTATAAGTAGTAACATCTATAGTATAAAATGGTGGATCATATCTTCTAACTTTTATAGAGTTGAAATCTAGATAACTTTTGTATTGTGAGTCTTTAAAATATACACAGTATTTTTCAGGATATTGGTCAAAATAATTTGCAAAACATAAATTAGGAATTAATAAAAAGGATAATAAGATTATAGAAAATAATTTCTTCATAATATCACTCCTGATAATTATTGTGTAATCTATTTAGGTAATCAATTTCTTTAGGACTAAATTGTATATTTGTAACACCATCGGCATTACAACCTAATGTTTCTATAGGATAGATTAAAACAATTATCCCGTCTTTTAATAAAGCATAATTTTGGGAAATGTAATTTATTTTTCTTGGTACAGATAATCGTTGCCCTTTATTATTATATACAGGAACAATATAATTATTTACAAGATTGTTTAACTCATCAGTTGAATAAAAATTTATAAAATTATTCAAAGGTACATTATTACCATTATTTTTATCATAAACCAATCCTATAAGTTGATATGTACCACGATAACCAGAAGTATAACTGATTTTCATTACAATAGATAAGTATTTTTCATCTTCATATGCTACTTTGTAATTCATAAATCCTTTATAAAATTTTCCAATGTCATATTTTCCTTTAAAATCGTATACATAGTTAGCTATATCCGTATTAATTTTATCTTGTATATTTTTATTATCTAAATAAACCAAAGGATACTCTAAAGTTAAATTGGTATATTCTTGTTTACCTGTTTCAACGTAAGCAAAGCAAAAACTTGGTACTAGCATTATTATAAACATAGTTAATAATAATAATTTTTTCATAATACCACTCCTATGATTATTTTAAACTTTTTATAATAATATTTCCCATATCAATTTATATCAATAACATAACCTCTATTAATTATATCTTGCTGAAGCTCCTTATTAAAATGTATCCTATAAATTCTTTTCAGGAATTTCAAATAATAAATTTAAAAATTTTTCTCCTAATAAGTATTTAAAAATACTTTTTCTTCTATGAAAACACCCATTTATTTGAGATGCTTCTCTATAAATTAATATTTTATCGTATATTTTTAATACAGATGTAATTTGTGAATAAATTTTCTTTCTTTCATTTAATGATATGTGTATATTATTACATTCCGTTAATATATATGCCAAACTATTATTCAAGAACTTTCCTCCATGAATATAATTACACGAAATGCGGTATGCACTTTTTATTTTTGAAAAGTCGTCTTTATTAAAATTTATTAGTGGTTCATTTTTTAAAGATATAAACATTTTATCGAAAAGATTATCCGTAACATAATTTGTTTCAACTTCAGTCTGCATAATAGCTCGTGTGTAATTTTCTATAATGGAACGTTCATTTAGGTAAAGATACCTTTCATTATTTTCGATAATACTTAAAATTAAATAATATAAGTCTGATATTATAACTTTATAAAAGTAATTGTCGTTATTATTGTTATATAGATATTTAAAAAAAATAATATGTTTTGATAGAAAACAAAAAAAATCATTATCAATTTGATGATAGTTTATTAAATTACTTCTTTTTTTTATTGTTTGCATAAATTCTTCAATATCTTTTTTTATATCATTTAATTCTTGTATAGATATAGTTTTATTCATTAAGATAACCAGCCATCAAAATCATTTTTAGAATTTTTAGGTGCTTCATTTTTTAATTCTTCTATTTTTTTATCAATAAAAAGAAATAGCCTTTTTTTATAACTAGAATTATTTTCAAGTTTTATAATCTCTCGAATAACTCTAGCTACTAACAAAGTACGAGATTTATATAAATAAGTTTTAAAATATAAATTGAAGGTTTCTTCCAAAAATTTCTCAATATCAACATTTTTATTAAATATTTTTTTTGATAATAACAGTTCTGCCACTATACCTATTACTTTATATTTAGCTATATTTTTATTTTTTAATTCATTTCTATACAATATTAAATTAGTGTACATACTTATCCCTCATTTTCAATCTTTTCTATTTTCTTTAATAATTCTAAGGAAATAGCTTCAATATCTTGTTTAGAATCTTTATATTTAGTAGGTAAAGATCCAGAAGAACCATATTGGATATTATTAGTAATAGATGTATTAGCCGTAAATATATCTAAATTATTTACAACTTCTTTGCTTTCAAAATTTATACGTATTTTTTCTTGTTTAGCTGAATTTTTGTGTACCATAGTATAAACTAAACCAATACATTTTAATTGTATAGGTTCTTCAGCTATTAAATCTCCAATAGCTTTTTGTAAGGAATCTATACCTACAATAGAATATCTATCTATTCTATTTGGAATAAGATAATAATCTGATGCCATTAATGCACTATCTGTATAAATTGTAAGTGTTGGAGGACAATCAATAATAATGAAATCATATTTTTCAGCTAAATGATTATTTAAAATAAAATTTTTTATTCTTCTAACGTGGCGATTATCATTATAGGTATTTGCTAGTACTAAATTCAAATCTCCACAAAGAATATCTAGATTATCTTTTAAATTTATAATTAGTTCATCTGCTTTTGGGATTGTATATGATCGATTCATATCCATTTTAGGTTTAAATAATTGATAAATGGTTTTTTGTCTATTAAGAACTTCATCTCCATAAAAATTTTTATCCTCAAAATCATTATCATTATTTTTTTCAGCTTTTTGTGGTTTATATGCATCTAATAAAGCTTGTGTAGCATTGAATTGTGGATCTGCATCTATTAGTAGTATATTTTTTCCAACACTAGATAAATAATCTGCAATACCAATACTTAAAGTAGTTTTACCAACTCCGCCTTTCATGTTAATAATAGATATTACTTTTCCCATATTTATTCTCCTTATTATATCAAATTTTAGTTATTTTTATTAATATATTTTTACGCATTTATATAATAGCTGTAAATACCATCTAAACATTTAAATCCTGCATTTGTTAACAATTTATCGACAATGTTTTTATCTTCATTATCATTTTTTATTATTGCTTCTATAATAACTGGAAATCCTTCATTATTTAAGATATTAAGTAAAATAGAAAGTGCATTACTAGCATAGTATTTATTTCTAGATTCTGTATTATATACACCTATTTGCAATTCATAAGTAGTAATATTATTGTACGTATCTTGATATTCTAATAGAATAAAACCCGCAAATTCGCCATTACATAGTATTTGATAATATCTGTCGTTTTTTAGGACTCTTAAATCATTATAAGTGTCAGATGATATTTCAGAAAATGCCTTCTTATTTTTCTTTATGAAATCAAGTGTTTTAAGGTCAAATTCTTCTTTTTGATTTAATGTTATACGCATAATATTTACTCCCTCTATTGCAATTAAATTTTTAGTCTTAATTTTATTAGATTTTTATTGATTCCAAAATAATTAGCCATTTGGTCTAATGTTAGATGTTTGACTTCAGCAATAGCTTCATCAGTTATTAATAAGTCAACTGCAAATTTATTTGCTTCTATTTCTAATTTATTTATAGAAAATAATGTGTTATCTCTTAAAAATGGTGTGTTCGCTTTTGGGTGTAATAGTGCGTGTCCTAGTTCATGTGCTATTGTAAATTTTTGTTTTGCTTCTACTAAGGTATTATTTATATGTATGAATTTTTGCCTGAAGGCTGTATTATAATATCCGTTTATTTCACCTAATGGCTCGAATAAGATTATAATACCTAACTCTTGTGCTATTTCTTGAGGATTATTGGTTTTGTATTTGCTTATTAATTGTTTAGGAGTAACTTTTTGCACAAAAACCACTCCCATCAATCATCAGATTTATCGTTTTTTTGGTATTTTTTAGGCGTATATTTTTTCTTAGCTAAAGTTTTAGCTAGACGGATACTATTTTCTAAAGATGCTTTTAAGAGTTCTTTTGTTTCTTCATCCATTTCTACCGGTTCGCCGTCAAACATTAAGGCTTCATCATTTTCTAAATTTTCCAACGCTTTATCTAAATGTTTTTTTATATCTCTTTCATCACGGGCTGTTAATTCTAGTGAATTTTTATTGGTATCATTTTTTTCTTCAATAAGATCTGATTTTTGAATACCAAAATACTTAGCCAATAATTCAATTTTATCGATGCGAGGATATTTATTTCCATTATACCAATCTGCAAAAGTAGTGTATTTGATATTTAAATCATCACATATTTCTTTGCGTGTTTTATTTTTCTGTTGCATAAAGAATTTTAGATTATTAGAAAATATTTCTTTGTTACTTTTATCGATCATTGTAAATCCTCCTTTTAAGCGTATTATTTTACTTAAATTATACGTCTAAAGTGTAAAAAAATCAATTTATTGATAAAAAAATACGCTTTAGGTATTTACAAAACGCTAAAAGCGTGGTATGCTAAAAGCGTAGTGAGGTGATAATAATGAAAATAACCATTAAAGCAGCTAGAGTAAATAAAAATTTATCTCAAAAAGAGGCTGCTAAATTAATTGGTGTAAGTAAAGATACTGTTGGTGCATGGGATAGAGGCAAGTCCATGCCTAATGCAAAATATATACCTGCTATAGAGAAAGTTTATGGTGTGTCTTATAAAGACCTTATTTTTTTACAATCCAATAACGCTTAAAGCGTATAAATGGAGATGATTTGATGAATGAAAGATTATTATTTAAAGATTATAAGGAGGTGATGATGTGAAATCATATGAAGAATTAGAAAAAGAAAATGCCGAACTCAAGCAACAACTTGAAGAACGGCAGAAAAATAATGAGTTAGTTACTGTATCATACAAAATAAAAAGGGTTTGTTTAAATTGTAGTCATGAACACATTCATTGTCAAAATTGTAAATATTATACTGCTCCAATAACTAAATATATTAATGGTATTCCTATAAAGAATTCTGATAAATTACTTCCTTAACAGTAAAATATCCACTAAATATACATTCGACAGCAATGTTTTCTTTAAGATTAGTGTCTGAAGCATTCCAATAATTGAACGCATATTGTCGATAACTATTAAAAGTAAAATTAGGAGAAGTTTTTAAATATTTTTCGTTTCCATAAAAAATATTTCCAGAACAAACTAATTCTAACACTTGATATGGAATATTTAATTTATTTACTTGTAATGCTTCTTTCCAAAAAGATAATGAATTTTCATTATGTGGAATAAGCCATATAGATTTTTGTCTTGAAGGAAGTTGTGGGAAATATTGTTGTCTAACTTCTTCAAATAAATTTTCTCGAATATATAACATACATTCATCTAATGGGTTGGGAAATTTAGATAAATCTATATTATCATAAATCGAAATAAATGGGTTTTTTTCCTTGCCTGCTGTATAAGTTAATCCTTTTTGTAAAGAGGGTGTAATATTAGGATTTATTTTTTGAATGTGATAAAAAATTTTATTTGTAACTTGTTCCATTATAATCATCTCCTTATAAGACGATTATAACATAAATATATTTAACATATGCTTAGCTATTACTAATTATTCCCTTATCGTAACGAACGCTTGGCGGTGGGTTATTGATGAAACCGTTGTATTAAAATTTATAGCTTATCTATGGGTAGCAACCAAATAAATTGAAAGGAGATTATGTATATGCCTGATTGGAATTTAGAGTGTGAAATAAAAATTCGAGCTTTAGAAGCTTTGAAAGAAAATCTAGATAAAGAGATTGATGAACTAATTAATATCGCCAAAAAGGTTCAGCAAGAACATTTAGAAGTCATAGAGGTACAACAAAATCTAAATGATATAGAAAAAGGGCCGTTGACTATAAGTGAATTTGCTAAAAAAGCAAAAGTAAGTTATGGAGCTATTTATGAAAGAGTACGTACTGGAGTAATAAAAGCCAAAAGAGATGGACGTATTACACGTATACCTTATTCAGAATATGAAAACTATATGCAAAGGATTTGAGAATATGCAGACAATCTATGAAACGAATGAGAAAAATAATATAAAAATTTAATAAAAATTATTAAATCATAATTAAAATTGGTGCGTAGCAAGCCATAGCAGAAAGGTTATTAATGTAACAAAAAATAAAAAAAGAAAATAGCAAATCTTTAACGATAATCTTCTTAACAAATTTATTATGGCAGGGAGGTTTGCAAGTGGATTCTGCTATGGTGCTTGGTACGCACCAATGAAAGAGAGAAAAGAATAAATGAAATGTTGGCGTTGTGGTAAAAAATTGAATAAAGGGCAGGTGCATATATTGCATTTAATATGCGGTCTTGCTGTTCCAGTATGTGCTGATGACCGTCAATGTTATTCATTTGCTCAAAAAATAAAAAGGAATGATAAAAATGTATGTAAATATAAGTAAATATATCTGTATTAAGCATAGAGGTGCTTTAAAAAAAGGTGAAATAAAATTATTTCTAAATTTAATGATGTTAATAAAAAAAGCTGACCAGCATTAAACTAATCAGCAACATAAAAAATTATTCGTAATTTAAGTATAACATAGGAGTAAAAAAATGAAAACAATTGCTATCTATGAATATAAAGATGATGTAAAACCCATCTTAATTATAGCAACTAATTGTATAACTGATTGGGAATATAAAAATATTTTAAATGGTAGATTAAGTGATATATATTTTGATAATAACCGTTGGCATATTGAATATTTTGATGATAAAGGTAATGGTTATGCAGATATTTTACCACCAGATGTGCAGATAATAACAAATAGAAAGGCTGTGGCGTGATGAATTTATATGAAATAAAACAAGAATTTGAAAAGGCTATTGAAGAATGTGTGGATATGGAGACAGGAGAAATAATTAATCCTGCTCGTCTTGATGAATTAAATATGGTTTTAACTGACAAGCGAGAAAATGTGGCTTTATATATAAAAAATCTAAGTGCAGAAGTAAAAGCTATTGATGAAGAAGCTAAAAATTTAACCAATAGAAAGAGAGTTCTTAATAATAAAGTAGAAGGATTAAAAAAATATTTAGCTGATAATTTAGAAGGACATAAATTTGAAACTGCAAAAGTTGTAGTTAGTTTTAGAAAATCTGAACAATTAGAGATTAATTCTACAGAACATATACCAGCAGAATATTTAATATCACAAGAACCTAAAATTGATAAAGTGGCATTAAAAAACTCAATAAAACAAGGTATTGAAATAAATGGTGTTCAGATAATTACAAAACAAAATATCCAAATAAAATGAGGTGCTTTAAATGAGTAGAGTTGTTTGTATAATGGGCGAAAGCGGAGCTGGTAAAACTACGAGTCTTCGCAATCTTGATTATAAAACTACATTTATTATTGACGCAGATAGAAAAGGTCTTAGCTGGAAAGGTTGGAAGAAACAATATAATACAGAAAATAAAAATTATGTTCAAACTTCAAATGTAGGTGCTATAGAAAATGTTATTAGTAGGATTGATACAGATTTTAAAGATATAAAAGTTCTTGTAATAGATACTATAAATGCCATTATGGTCGATGATGAAATGGCTCGTATGAAAGAAAAAAATTATGATAAATGGCAAGATTTAGCCACCTGTATATGGAGAGTAATTTCCAAATTGCATTTATTAAGAGATGATTTAACAGTTATATGTATTGCACATTCTCAAACAGATAGAGATGACAGTGGTTTTTATTTTACACGTATAAAAACCAGTGGTAAAAAGTTAGATAAAATCGTTTTAGAGAGTAAATTTACAACAGTATTGTTAGCTAAAGCAGTTGATGGCAACTATGTATTTGAAACATATGCTAATCATTCCACAGCAAAAAGTCCTATGGGGTGTTTTGATAAAGAAATACCTAATGATATAAAAACTGTAATTGAACAATTAATAAAATATGAAAATGATGAGGAGTAATTAACTATGATGAATAAACCTGCAAATTGGGATAGTGTAGAAGCTATTACAGGAGAATATAAAAAATTACCTGCTGGTGGCTATGTATGTAGCATTGTTAGAGCTGAATGTACTAAATCTAAGAATGGAAAAGAGATGTTAAAACTTGCAATAGATATTGCAGAAGGTGAATATAAAGATTTTTATTTAAATCAATATTTACAAGAGCAAGAACGAAATAAAGAACAAGCCAAATGGAGAGGTTCATATTATCAACTTACAGAAGGCGATAGTATGGGACGTTTTAAAGGTATGTTATTAAATATTGAAAAATCAAATCCAGGATATAAGTGGAATTGGAATGAAAAAAGTTTAGAAGGAAAATTATTTGGTGGAGTATTTAGGGAAGAAGAATATATTAATCGTAATGGCGGATTATCTACTGCTGTTAAATTAATATCAATTAGACCAGTAGAAGGAATTACAGATATTGAACCACCTGCAAAAAAAGTATTAGAAAATAATAATCTAGCTGAAAATTTTGGAGAAGAAATTCCATTTTAATGATTAAGTATGGAAAAATTGTAAAGAGAACTGAAGGCGGTGTAATCGCCTTCGTTCCTTGTGAAGATAATGAGATTACAAAGACAGCTAGAAAAATTATTGTTGAAATACCAGATAGTAGAAAAATAAGTATGGCTCAAAGAAGAAAAGTTTTTGTTTTGTTGGGATATATTTCAGCATGGTGGGGATATACTCCATTAGAAGCAACAAAAGAAATAACTAAACAAATGTTTAAGGGTCATGTTCCATGTAGTTTTGATACAGACTTTTCTTTATCAAATTGTAGTGTAGAAGTAGCTAGATTATATATAACGTATTTAATAGATTTTTGTATACTTCATGATATAGATATAGGAGAGCCTTTATATGAATTATGTGAAGATATTCCTAAATATGTATGGGCTTGTTTAATGAAAAAAAGATGTGCAGTGTGCGGTAAAAAAGCAGAACTTCATCATGTAGATGCTATAGGAGCTGGTAGAAATAGAAAAGAAATACCACAGGTAGGAATGCAAGTATTACCACTTTGTAGGATACATCATAATGAGATTCATAACATTGGTAAATTAACATTTTTGAAAAAATATATTTTACAATCCATAGCATTAACTAAAGATATAGCAAAAGTTTATAAGTTAACTAGAAAAAATATGGAGGCGGTAAAATGAACAGCCGATTTATAACTAAAGTAGAAATAAAAGGTAATGATACACTTGATATCTTTTACAAAGTACTTGATAAAAATAATTGTGTTATAGAAGAACATAAAAATAATTATGTAGAACAGCCATTACCAAGTTTTTATAATGCGCTAAATGATTTAATTAAACCAGTATTAGATATTTTTAAAATAGGAGCAATTTTTTCTAAAAGAATAAAAATATATAAAGTTAATTTTAAAGGTTCTAATGAAGCTACATCAGCAATAATTAGTTGTCTTTTTCATTTAACAGATGATGATGTATGGATACCTATTAATACACATATAAGAAAATATCCTACTGATAGTTTTGAAGATGGACAAAAAGGATTTTTTACTTATGACGTAGTAGATAAGCTTAATATTATAGCAGACGAAGCGATTAAATATTTAGAAGGTAATAGAAATAATATCCAGCAGACATTATTTACAGAAGATAATGCTTCAAATACAGAAATTAATTCTAAAGAAATTGTAGAAAATGTAATAGATGTACCAAATAATGTTGTACAAATGCCAACAGTGGCACAATAAATAGGAAAAGGTGCTTGCCATAAAGACAAGCACCTATTCACGAGGTAAAAAATATGGAATTAAAACCTTTATCTTTAATAATATCATTTCGTTCTAATTATGCAAATAAATTAGATAATGATACACAGGTTTTATATTGGGTATTATGGGATAAATGGAATTATCTTAGGCGACCTACTCAATTCAATATAGATAATAATACATTGATGATAGAAGCTAATTTGAAAAATTATAGTAAGTTAAATGATAAACGAAAAAAACTTATTGAAGCAGGATTGATAGAATATATTCCCAGTAAGACACGAGGTAAAAGTTCAACATATGCTCTAATAAAAAATTATGTTGAAAATGTAACACCAAACCTAAATCAAAACCTAATCCAAAACCCAAAACCAAACCCAAATACAAACCTAAAACAAAACCTAAACGAAACCCAAGAACTCAATAATAATGCGAACTCTTACGACCTCATAACAGAAAATACAAACCTAAAACAAAACCTAACTCAAAACCTAAATACAAACCCAATACCAAACCTAAAACAAAACCCTAATAAGAGTAATAGAGATATAGAGAATAATATATATATATATAATAACGCGCGTGATGATAACATTTCTCCAGCAGAAAGTCAAGTACTTATTTTCTATCAAAATCGAATCTGCTCTAATCTAGGAGGAACACCAGGAGCTAATGAAATAGCCTGTCTTAGAGAGTATGCACAAGTTTATGGAGCAGAACAAACTATACAAGCTTTAAAAAAGGCATTGCAAAGCTCTAGAAAATTGCAAGGAATATACTTTGTTAAGTATGTAGGTGGAATATTAAGAGGTTGGGCAAATTTGAAAATAGCAGGTGGTGAATCTAATGGACAATTACAATCTAGCAACCTATCAAGAACTGCAACGCAGGCTCAAAGAAAGACAGGAACAGATATCAATTGGGCAGAGCTTGATTGATGGAAAATTGGTATGTAAAGAACTAGGAATAAAATATATACCATGTGAGTTTTCTAAAAATGAAATGGCATTAGTTGATGCTATGTATAGACAAGAAAAATGTAAGATTTGTAATAAGCATGGTATTGATTGCAAAAATTGTTTTTATGTAAAAGTAGATGAACAAGCTGGTAAATATTTTATAAGCTACAGTAATTGTGAACGCTGGAAAAATTATAAACAGCAAGAAAAAATAAATAGGCTTATGGAGCAAAGCAATGTGGGGAAACTTTTTGAAGGTAAGACCTTTAATAATTTTAAAATATTGCCAGCAACAGAGAATGCTTATAATGATTGTTTAGATTTCTGTACGAATTATATTCCTAAATGTAGGGGATTGAGGTTACACGGTAGATATGGGTGTGGTAAAACACATCTTGCAGCAGCTATATTAAATAATTTATTAAAACAAAATATACCAAGCATGATGATTGTTACAGCAAATTTATTTGATTGTATAAAACAAGGCTTTAATGACAAAGAAAAAGCTTTAATAGCAACGGAATTAGTAAATAAAGCTAAACAAGTTGATGTATTAATTCTTGATGATTTTGGAGCAGAAAAAGATAGAGATAGCAACGGAAATTTAAAAATGGTGGGTAGTTGGGAACGTGAAAATTTATTTTTGTTAATAAACACTAGATATGAAAATAATCTTACAACGATAATAACAACTAATTACAATATGCAAGAACTATTTGAATTATTTGGAGAACGAATAATGAGTAGAATTGCAGAAATGACAATATCTGTTGGAATGAAAGGTGCAGAAAATTATCGTATAAGATTAGCACAGGTGGTATAACTATGAAAAAGATATGCATTTGTGGTAAGGAGTTTGAGAGTAAAACAGGTAAAGCAAGATATTGTTCACAAAAATGCAGGTTTAAGGGATATTATCAAACACATAAAGAGTTATGGCATTTCAATAGCATTAAAAATGAAAATAAAATAGCAAAAAAAGAGCAGAAAAAAATAGATGATGAAAAAAATGCTATGTTGCAAAAGCGAAGAAGTGATATTGATTTATTAAAAAAAAGAACGGGAATAGATAATCATGCACTTGTAGCTTATTACTATGATACAGATAAAATAGATGAACTATTGAAGATAGCTAAATATAGACAAGATAATGGATTGATAAAAATTAGGAATAAAGATGAACAGAGAATAGTTAAATCACATGGTGGAAAAATCACAGGCGGATTTGATTATTTTATGATATCGACAATATAGAAGGGATTTTAAAGATATGAATAATACACCATTTTCTTTTATTTTATTAGGTCAACCAGCAACTAAGAAAAATAGTGCAACAATGATAAAAATTAAAGGAAAGAAAAAAGAGATGCCTTCTCTTGTACCTAGTAAGGCTTATAAAAAGTATGAGATTAGTTGTAAAAAACAATTAATAAAATCTTATGCTCCTGATAGATTGCCACATTATACAATGCCAGTACAATTAACATGTAAATATTATCTACAGGACAAAGCACATTATCCTGACCTTGTAGGATTAATGCAAGCTACGGCAGACATTCTATCTGATGAACAAAAAACTATAAATGGTAAGAGGCAAACTACTTGTACATGGCTCTTATCTGATGACAGGATAATAAAAAGCTGGGACGGTACAGAAATAGCAGGATTAGATAAGTATAATCCTAGAGTGGAGATAACAGTAACTCCATTAATTACAGATATTACAACAGAAACAGACCCATATATAATTAAACAGCTTCAGGGAGAAAATAATTTGTTTGAGTGATGTGTCGTGGATGAAGAAATATTTTTAAAAGAATGTGAAGAAAAAGTAAGTATAGAAGCAGATTATGTACTTAAAAATTTAGAAAAACTAGCTGAAAAAGAATGTCTTGAATTTGACTGGGTAGTATTAGAATTCAGAAAACAATTTAATAGAAAACTAGAAGAACGAGGTTTTGAGGAATGAGATGAGTTTTCAAGAAAATCTAAAATATTATAGAGAAAAATCAGGTTATAAAACTGCTAAAGATTTTGCTGATGTTTTAAATATTCCATATACTAGCTATGTTGCTTATGAAAATAAAGGTCGTGAGCCAAAATATGAAATGCTTTGCAAGATAGCCGACTTATTAGAAGTATCTACAGATGATTTATTAGGACGAAAAGAGCCACGATTAAAAGATAATTTAATGAAAATAAAAAATAAAGTTATGTTAGAAGTAAATAAGCAAAATAAGCAGTGGGGCGATGAAAGCGAGCTAACACCTCATCAATGGCTCGGGCTTGTTCAAGAAGAAGTTGGGGAGATAGCTCAAGCCGTTAATGAAACATATTTACCTAACAAAACAAAAACCAAACTAGGTGGCAAGGAAAATATACAAAAAGAAATATATCAGGCTGCTGCACTTTTGATAAGGTTTTCCGAGAAAATAGAAGGTGAGTAATATGCAATGTGATGAACGATATTATGAAGCCGACACAGGGTATATGTGTTGGATAAATAAGAAACCATGTAGTAAAAATAACTGTACATTAAAACATAAATTTGCAAAAGAATTTTCTAAAAAGGTAGTAAAAAATATAAAGGTTGGTGAGTGAATGAGAAAGGAAGGGATAAATCCTCTTACAAATGATGGACAATATGCAGATACAACATATAAAAAAGCTGTTGAGAAAATGGACCGTAGAAAGTTTTTTAAATCCATTTGTAGGAAGGTATTTAAACGTGGTAATGATTTTTTATGGAAGCATTTTAGTATAAAAATGGAAAAAGTAGTTTTTCGTGATGGAGAGACAAATGATAAAAAGGTCATGAAAGAAGGTCAATATGAATAATAAAGAACCTAAGTTGGTAAGAATACCACTAAAGACAGAGCATGAATTTTACGAAAAAGATATTACTATATTAGGAATTGCAGGCATTGTGTTTACTTTAATAGTAGCTGCAATATTTTTAATAGGATAAATCCACTAATTAGGATAGCTAAAATAAAGCTATCCTTTTAGTGTTTATATAGATGGAGGTATTGATTGATGAGAAAGATAAGCAGAATAAAAGTTAATAAGGCTAAAGAATATCTACAACAAGCTTATACAGCCAATGAAAAAATTATTCAATGTAATTATATTTTAGAACAATTACAAGCCTCACCAAGCAAGATGACAACTTCTTATAAAGAAAATATCGGTCATAGTGGTATAAATAATGATGTTAGTGGATATGTAGCAAAACTAATAGAACAAGAAGAAAAAATTGAAGCAATGAAACAAGAGTATCAAAGCAAACAGTTTGAGATAAGTAATTTTATATTGAGCTTGAGTTTTAAACCAGAAGATGAAATTCTTAGACGTTTGCTCATATTAAGATATTTGAACTTTAAGTCTTTTGATGAAATATATAGTATGCTTAACTACTCATATAATTATATAGTTCAAACTATGCATCCTAGGGCTTTGGAAGTTGTAGAAAGAGCATTAAGTAAAAAGAGTGTGGTCAATAATGGTTAATCGTGGTCGATCGTGGTTAATAATGGTTGATAATGGTTTTGGGTTTATGGTATATTATAATTGCAAACAAAAAAGATAAACCGTTGGTAAAAATACCAGCGGTTTTACTATTTTATAAGTTGATTTTGTATAAATATTGGTATATACCCTTATATTTTAATAATAATGTGTATTTTTATAATTTATATTAGAATAATAACCTTCATGTTGCAAAATCTATGTAATATGCTATACTAAATATAGGCAAAACATGATAAATTGTCATATGGACAGCAAAACCCCATGAAGCTCGCACCTTCATGGGGTTTCTTGCGTTATATAGCTAACGCTGAAGCTAGGCTAGTTGCCACATAAAACCGAAAGAAGCTTATCTAACCCTTTGCAAATATAGTAGGCAACTATACTTGCCATGACAGCTTCTAAAAACATGATAAATCTTGACACATGGACACCTCCTAACTGTTACCAGTATAGGAAGGGCAACGAAAGATATTATAACATAGAATTATATTTGATGATATAATAATGATATCTTTTATTTGAGGTGATTTTATTATGGAAATTTCTACAGGGTCAGTTTTAGCAACTGCCTTTGGAGGAGCAGCTCTGGGTGCGCTTATTACAGGAGGATTCTCAATTTGGCTAAATAGAAAAAATTATAAAAGAGATTACTATAAAAAAATAATTGATAAACGAATAGAAGCGTATCAAGAATTAAATAATTTTCTTAATTATATGAGAATATATAATTATGTACAGTTAGATGGTAAGAATAAAATAATTCAAAAAGCATTTATTTCAGAAGATGAGTATAATACTGTTCTTGATAAATTAAAATCAATTCATGAGAGTACAATATGGTTGTCAAAAGATTTAGCAGATATGTTTTATGATTTTAGTAATTTATTAATTTATATAAAGGATTATATATATAATGAAGATTATAAAATAAAATATTGGCTTTCTGAAAATAATAAAGATGATTTATTAAAAAAAGTAGAGGAAGAAAAAGAGAAAATAAAAAATAATTTTCCAAATCAATTAAAGAGTATAAGTAACATGCGGTCTGAAAATAAAATTGATATAAATGCTACAGGTATTGTTTTTTTCGATTTGATAAAAGAAAGAAATGATGCTATAAAAGTATCTCTTTTAAGAGATTTTAAAAATTTATATGATATAGAGGATTTTTTTGAAAATAAAATGGGTAATAAAACTTTTAAAATCCTTAAAATTTTTAATTGGTGGTAAAGCTAAGATATTATGATATGAAAAATAATTTCCTGTTATATTTGCAGTGGTTTTTTAGTACAAAAATTTAGGTGGTGAGGTGATTTGACAAATAAAAATATAAAAGATTTAGCTTTTGAAGATTATTGTGCAGGAATGAAATATAAAGATATAGCAGAAAAGTACGATATTAATTTATCAACAATAAAATCATGGGCTAGTCGTCATTGGAAAAAGTTGCAACCTAATACCAAAAAGGTTGCAACTAAAGAAGTTAAAAAGTCGCAACCTAAATTAATAGAAAAAATGAATGCAGATTTGGTTAACAATCTGCGTGAGGTAGTGTATGATGAGCCTCAATTAACTGAACGACAGCAAGATTTTTGCGTATATTATGTGATGAGCGGTAATGCTTTGCAAAGTTATTTAAAAGCTTACAAATGTAGTTATGCTACAGCTTGTGTAGAAGCGTATGTTACCCTAGAAAAGCCTAGAATAAAAAATAAAATAAAAGAGCTTAAAGAAATCATGCGTCAACATACGGACATTGATGTTGATGATATGATTTCTTTTTTTATTAAAGTTGCTAAATCTGATATTCGTGATTATGTATCATTTAATAAAAATAGTGTGAAATTAAAAGATAGTGAGTTAATTGATACATCTATTATTCAAGAGGTAAAACAAGGTAAATTTGGGACTTCTATAAAAATGATGGATAAGTTTAAAGCTTGGGAGAAACTTGAAAAATATTTTGGTTGGGATAAACAAGAAAAGTGCAATATTGAATTATCTATAGAAGAACAAAGACTTCGAATTGAAAAACTCAAGAAAGAAATAGCAAAAGATGATAGTCAAGAAACATTGATGGAAGATGATGGCTTTACCAAAGCCATAGAAAATGCAACTAAAGAGGTATGGCGAGATGATTAAAAAAATAAAAAATATTATCAAGCCTGTTATTAAATTTAATACTTTTAGTAGAAAGCAGTTGCAGATACTTACATGGTGGGAAAAGGAAAGTCCATATAGTAAATATAACGGTATTATATGTGATGGTTCTATTCGTGCGGGCAAAACTGTACCAATGGCAATATCTTTTGTTTTATGGGCAATGAAATATTTTGATGCCCAAAACTTTGCAATGTGTGGTAAAACAGTTGGTAGTTTTAAGCGAAATGTATGGAAGTGGCTTAAACCTGTATTGATACTTAGAGGATTTACGATTGAAGAAGATAGAACAAATAATATGATATATATTCAAAAAGGTTATACAGTTAATTATTTTTATATCTTTGGTGGTCGTGATGAGTCCAGCCAAGACTTAATACAGGGAATTACTTTAGCTGGTCTGCTACTAGATGAAGTAGCACTTATGCCAGAAAGCTTTGTTAACCAAGCCACAGGTCGTTGTTCAATTTTAGGTGCCAAATTATGGTTTAATTGTAATCCAGAAAGTCCTGTACATTATTTTTATACAGATTGGATACAGAAAGCTAAAGAGAAAAAATTTCTTCATATACATTTTATGATGGAAGATAATCCTTCATTATCACAAGAAGTGATACAGTCTTATAAAAGCAGATATGCAGGAGTATTTTTTCAGCGTTTTATTTTAGGTTTATGGGTAATGGCACAAGGTGCTATTTATAAAGATTGTTTTGATGATGATAATTTATTTGGTGATGAATTAATAGATTATATAAGTCGAAATATATTCAGAATGAAACGTTATATATTTATTGATTATGGTACAGTAAATCCTATGGTTTTCTTAGATGTATATGATGATAATGAAAAATTATATGTGGTGAACGAGTATTACTACGACAGTAAAAAAACTGGTATTGAAAAAACAGACCTTGAATATGGAGAGGATTTATTAAAATTTGTAGGCGATAAAAGCATAACGCCTGCTTATGTAGTAATTGACCCTTCGGCTGCTAGTTTTAAAGCTTTACTTCGCAAGAAAGGATTAAGAGGAAAAGTAGCAGAGGATACTATAAATGCAGATAATAAAGTATTAGAAGGTATTCGCCATGTATCATCTTTACTTAAAAAGAAAATACTATTGTTTCATAAAGATAATTGCAAAAATACTATAAATGAAATGAAGTCTTATGTATGGGACGACAAAGCTTTGAAAAATCAAGCAAAAGAGAAACCCTTAAAAATAGCAGACCATGGACCAGACGCAGTACGTTATGGTTGCTTCACTCTTATAAATCCAAGGAGGTATAATAATGCGTCGTAATAAAAATAAAAAAATGATACGTGCCAAAGCAACGGACGCATTTCAAAATATGTTGGCACGTATGGGAGCTTTTACTCCTAGTTTACTAGAAAGTACAAATTATCCACTTACTAGGCTTACAAGGAATTTCAATTTAATGAATTCTTTATATCGTAGTCATTGGATAATTAGAAATATCATTGATGTTATTCCGCAGGATATGACCAAAAACTGGATTAAGATTACATCTAACTTAACACCAGAAGCAATAACAGAATTAAAATCCGTAGAACGTAAAACAAGTATTATAAAAAAGATAACACAGGGTTTACGTTGGGGAAGGTTGTATGGCGGTGCTTTAGGTATAATGCTAATAAAAGGGCAAGGGGAAGATTTAAGTAAACCTTTAGATTTAGATAGTATAATGCCTGGAGATTTCAAGGGAATGCTTATCCTTGATAGATGGAATGGTTGTTATCCTGGGATAGGATTAGTAACAGATATATCAGACACTGAATATGGACTACCAGAATATTACTATGTAACAGACCCAGAAACTAATATAAATATCAATATTCATCACAGTCGTGTTATTCGATTTACTGGAGATGAGTTACCTTATTGGGAATGGTTAGCCGAGCAATATTGGGGAGCTTCAGTAATAGAATCAATTTTTGATGAATTAAAAAAGCGTGATAATGTTAGTTGGAATATAGCCAACCTAACATTTTTAGCTAATTTAAGAGTACTTAAAATGAGTGATTTAGGTCAGCTTTTATCAACTACAGATGTTAATAGCCAAAGAGAGTTATATGATACAGTACAATCTCAAAATTGGTTGATGAATAATTTTAGTATGCAAATACTGGATAAAGAAGATGATTTTAGTACTCATCAATATACATTTAGTGGATTAAGTGATGTTTATCAACAATTCATAATGGATATAAGTGGTGCTGCTGGAATTCCCGTTACTAGATTATTTGGTCGTTCTCCCGCTGGATTAAATGCCACAGGGGAAAGTGATTTGCAAAACTATTATGATATGATAGAAGAAAAACAAGAAAGTACATTGCGACCAATAGTAGAAAAGTTATTACCAATAATAGCTATGAGTACATGGGGAGTTATTCCTGATGATTTGGATTTTAGATTTAATCCAGTACAACGAGCAACAGAAGAAAAACTTGCGGATATCGTTGCTAAGAAGTCAACTGCTATTCGAGAAGCTAGAGATAGTGGAATTATTTCAGATAGAATAGCACTTAAAGAATATAAACAAATGAGTGATACTACAGGTATGTGGACAAATATTACCGATGAAGATATAGATAAGGCAAGTAATGAAATTGATATACATGTAGAAACAGATTTTGGATTAGAACCTAATATTAATGGTGGTTTAAGTAATGAAGTACAACAAATGGAAAATGAAAAGGACAATTGAAAAAGCTTATGCTAATGCTATAAAAAAGCTAATACAAGGACTACAAGATGAATTAAAAAATCTTGATAGTCCTTTTTTAATTACAAGCACAATAAAGTCCTTAGCTAGACAGCCTACATTTATAAAAAAAGCGGAAGCGTTGGCTAAAGGAATGATTACTCAACTTTTTTCCGACAACGTAAAATCTTGGAGACAAGCTGCTAATAAAGGTAGTCAAGGTAAGATGATATATAAAGAATTACAAAAAGGATTAACTGGACAAATAAGAGTTACTTTTAATGAATTGATAAACCAAAATGCAAATTATATATCATCTTTACCTTTGGATATTGCCAAATATGTCGATAGGCGAATAGCAAAAGGGGTATTAGAAGGAAAACGTGCTACAGATATACGAGATGAAATTCTTAGGTATTATCCACATATAAGTGAAACTAGGGCACAATTAATAGCAAGAACAGAAACAAGCAAAGCTCAAACTGCATTAACAAGAGTAAGAGCTCAAGCTATAGGTCTTAATTGGTATGTATGGCGAACTAGTGAAGATAGTAGAGTGAGAAAAAGTCACTCTCATATGGAAGGAGTACTTATCAACTTTAACTATCCTCCTAGTCCTGAAAGATTAATAAACAAAAAATCCTATGGAAATTATAATGCCGGAGATATATTTAATTGCAGATGCTATCCAGAACCTTTAACAGACATTAATGATATTAAATTTCCGCATAAAGTTTATTATGGTGGAACTATTCGTAATATGACTAAAAATCAATTTTTAAAAATAATGTGAGGTGGTGAGAAAATGAAATGATATCTTATTATGGCTCTAAAATATCCGATAATTTAACTAAAACTCCAGAAGGTTTTTTAATTTGTCATAATGTACCAATTGCTAGAACTGGACAACAACTATATTTAGGCAGTGAAACTCCTTTTAAAGAATTGCCTAGCAATGATACTGTAAAAATAGTGAGACACCCAGAAGAAGTATTTTCCAAAGCTACCCTTGCTTCTTTTGAAGGAAAACCTGTAACGGATGACCACCCGCTAGAAGATGTTACTCCACAAAATAGTAGAACATACTTAAAAGGTATTTGTAGAGATGTAAGAAGAGGCATTGGTGAATATAATGACTGCATTGTTGCTGATTTAATGATTTATGATCCAATGCTAATTGATGAGATAATATCTAAAGAAAAACGAGAGGTGTCTTGCGGATATGATTGTTTTTGGGAGTTAGGGAATGATAATACTATTATTCAAAAACAAATAAGAGGTAATCATATCGCTATCGTAAAAAATGGTAGGGCTGGGCATAGGGTAGCTGTTAGAGATAGTAAACCAGAAATTAAGAATAAAGTTAATAATGGAGGCAAAAAAATGAGTTTAAAAGCTATAAAAAATAAAATGTTTGCCATGTTTGCGAGAGATGAAAATTCTACACCAGAAGAAATTGCAGAAGCAAGCAAGCTTTTACATGATGAAAAAACAGAAATGAAGCCAGAAGAAAATGTAAAAGATGAAGGTCCATCTGTTGGTGAGCTTATGGCAGAAATAAAATCTTTAAAAGAAACAATGCAGGCTATTATGCAGGCAGAAAAACGTGAACCTGAACATAAAGAAGATGAAATTTCTACTTTAGATGAATTAGAAAATCAACTTATTGGTACAAATGATGAAAGTGTAACAGAGCAGGAAGAAGCAGTTACCGTAGAACCAGAAGAAATCAACGATGAAGAAAGCATGATTAATAAACCTGTATGTGATACTCTTGCAAATTTAAAAGTTTTAAAGCCTATCGTTGCAAGTATTAAAGATAAAGATACTAGAAAAAAAGCTATTGATAGTTTAGCAAATCTTGTTCGTGGAAATGTACAAGATAACCAATATGCTACTGTGCTAAAAGCTAGTAGAAAAGCACAAGATAACAATAATACAGTTAAAAATGAAGATTTAGGGAAAATGTGGGCTAAAAAATATAATCCACAATATAAGGGAGGTAAATAATATGGCAGGTTATGCAATTGGAAAATCCATGAATTTAGGTTTCCCAGGAACTTATGCACGCACACCAGATGATGTAATTATGTCTAGACCAGTGAAGGAAGATAGCAAGGCTATTCCTTTTGGAGCTCCTGTTATTTTAAATAGTGATAATACTTATTCTGTGGGTGATGCTACGCTTACAGCAGATAATTTTGCTGGTGTAGCAGTAAGAATTGTACAGCAAGCTGTGCAGTATTTAGCACAAAACAGTGGAGCATATCAACCAACTCAACCTTGTTCTGTTATTCAGCGTGGTAATGTAATGGTTACTTGTAATGTTGGTACACCTACAGCAGGCGGAAAGGTTTATGTTAGAACAGCAGGAGAAGATAGCGGAAGTGGAAAAATAATCGGTGGATTTGAGGCTACAGATGATAGTGGTAATGTAGTGGAATTGCCTAATGTTTGTTGGGCAACTGGAAAAATTGATGCTAATAAGGTCGCTGAAATTTGTATTAAAACTAGAAATAATCCATAAGGGAGGAATAATTTAATGTCTACACCAATTATTATTAATCCAGCAAATACCATGAAAAATGCTGGTAATTTAGCTAATTTTGCAATGAAACAAGGTGGCGGACTTTATGGCGGAGCATATGATGCTGCGACTGCTTCAGGTATGGCTTATCTTGTGGGTGAACTTGAAAAAGTAGACCCTAAAATTCGTGAACCATTAACAGCTGTTACATGGCAACGTGATATAGTTGCCGAGACAGGCGGTGGCTGGGTAGAATACACTAGCACTTTTGATGTAAATTATGGTATTTCTGCTCCTAATGGTGGTGGTATTCAAGGTGGTAGTTCCACAGCTATTCCTGCTGTACAGGTAGATATTGGCAAAAATCAATATCCTGTACACACATGGATGAATGTATTAAAAGTGCCACTTGTAGACCAAAATAAACTCCAACAAATTGGAAGAAATTTAGAAGATTTATTAGATAGAGGTTTGCGATTAAACTATCAAAAAGCTGTAGACCAGAATGTCTATGTAGGTTATGACGAATATAAAACAACTGGTATTATCAATAATCCTAATGTTGTAACTGCATTGGTTGCAGAAGGTGCACAATCAGATACAACATGGAAAAAGAAAACACCAGATGAAATTTTAAATGATATTAATACAGCTTTAACTGAAGCTTGGACTGCTGCTGAATATGATATGCGAGGAATGCCTAATCAAATTTTAATACCTCCACAACAATACGCGTATTTAGTAAGTCAGAAAGTTAGTGAAGCAGGTAATGTTTCTATTTTACAGTTTTTATTAGAGAATAATATTGGTAAAAATCAAGGTATTGATGTTCAGATTTATCCTTGTCGTTGGTGTATTGGTTCAGGTCAATCTAAAAAAGACCGTATGATGGTTTATGTAAATGATAAAGATATGTTGTATTTTGATATGACAGTACCACTAACTCGTGCATTAACACAACCAAGTGTAACAGATGCAGCTTATTTAACCTTATATGCTTCTCAATTTGGTGTTCCTAAATTCTTATTTTATCAACCAGTTCGTTATTATGATGGTATTTAATAGGAGGATATTATGCGTATTTTAACTAAAAAAAGATATCAATTTGGTCATGGTGATACTAAGGTAATAACTACGGGTAACTATGCAATTGAAGATGTTCCTGATTGGGTAGAAAAGGATCCATTATTTAAATTAGCAAAGGAAGATGGAGATATTGAGGTATTAGAAACAAAAATTCAATCTTCATCTGTGAAAGTAGAAGCTGAAGATAAATCTAAAGAAGTAAAAACTGATGTAAAAGCAAAAAAATCTAAAGAGGCGTGATCACCTATGGTTATCACTTCTGCTTCTAATATAAAATGTGGGGATAATCCTGCATACACATTGGATAATTTTTTTAAATTTTATCCGCAATTTAAGGATATAGTACCAGATGTAGTAGCAAATTCTTTTTTAGAGTTAGCCAATAATAATTTGCAGTATAGAAGATATCATGGGCAATGGGAGTTTTGTATGAGTTTATTTATAGCTCATTTTTTAACTTTATATCTTGAGTCTATGAGCGATAGTGATACGCCTTCTGCTGATGAAGTTATATCTTCTGCGACAGTTCGTGGAATAGTTACAAGTGAATCTGTTAGCGGTGTATCTTACTCGCAAGATGTATCTACAATAACTAATGATTTAGATGGTTGGGCGCAGTGGAAGCTTACTAAATATGGTGTACAATTTGCGTCTATTGCTAAACTCATGGGTAAAGGTGGTATGTTGGTATGGTAAACATGATAAGAGTAAAACATAAAAGTAATTTAAATGCTTTAAAGAAAAGTATAGAATTACTTGAAAAAAGCCGTGTTTATGTAGGGATACCAGCAGAAACTGCAAGCCGAGATGATGGAAACGATATAAATAATGCTGAACTATTGTATATTCAAACACATGGAGTAAGAAAAAAATCCATGCGTGAGGAAATGCAACCAGCATTAAACGAAGGTAAACCATATTCTAAAGCGTATGAAATGTATATTAAATCGCATGGTTCGCCATTGTGGCATATACCGCCAAGACCTGTGATTGAACCGGCAATAAATAATAATAAAAAAGAAATAGCTGAACGACTTATAACAGCTTATGGAAAAGCTATGGAAAATATTTATGCTGGTAATAGTATGCAGACAGCTATGCAACATTTAGAAGCAGTAGGTATGTATGCACAAAATATTGTCAGAGCTTGGTTTACTAATCCTAATAATGGCTGGGCTTCTAATTCACCATTAACCATTGCAAAAAAAGGAAGTTCTAACCCTCTTATTGATACAGGAGAAATGCGAAAATCTATAACGTATGTGGTGAAATCTGATGAGTAGAGTAAATGTAAAACAAGTTATATTATCACCTAGATTTAAGCAAATATATACTGTAACTAGAACAGAAGGGCATTTTGAAAAAGGTAAGTTTGTATTAGATGCTCCTAGTAAATTTAATATATCTGGTGTTATAACAGTAGCTAGTGCTAAAGAAGTAAATATGATACCGGAAGGTGATAGAATAAATGGAGCTATGGTATTTTATAGTTTAGTACCTTTACACACTACTACAAATAATCCAAATGCTATATCTGATATTATTGAATGGCGAAATAATAAATATAAAATAATGCAGGTTAACCCATGGGTTGATTATGGATATTATCAAGCGATAGCTGTTCGCATGGAGGGCTATTGATATGATTACAACCTTAGATGAACTAGAAGATATATTATGGGAAGAGTTAATGTCTATTTTAGGATATGAAATAGATAATCCTGCATGGTCTATTAATCCGCCGGTTAGAAGAAGTTGGCAACAACAAGGACAACCAGGTTGGAGCATTAATGATGATATTTTATTTTTTAAAATATTTGATGAATCAGGTCAAGATATAACTATTCCTGTAGATACTATTATTAATAATGATTTAGCGGAAGATATCCAAATTAGTAAAGGACAAACGAGAGTTTTAAGAGTAAATCTTATAGCTTATGGTCCTAATTCATATGATAATCTCATTAATATAAGAAATTACTTTCATGCTAATAGAAGTGAAATTTTAAAAGAAAATAAAATCTATCTAATACCAAGCTCTGATGTTCCCTTAAGAATGCCAGAGCTTTTTTTACAACAGTGGTGGGAAAGAGCAGATTTAAATTTAAGATTTAACTGTCTTATGACATACACTACACAAATTAATGAAATTAAGACTGTTCCACTTAATGTATATGGTAATGCTAGTGGAGAAACAGTGATTGAAAATCATAAAGAAATAACGAAAGGGGATTAATCTATGGCAACAACAAAATCTTTAAGTCTTACCCCTATTGTAGATGTGCAGATAACATTAGGTGCTGTTTCTGCTCCTAGGAATAGCTTTAATTTAGGTCTTATTATTGGTGGTTCTACAAAAACTGAACCTTTAAATGAGACAGTAATTCCGACAGCAGAACGTATTCGTATTTATACAGATTTAGATGATATGTTATCTGATGGATATACAACAGATAGCCCAGAATATAAAGCGGCTTTATTAATGAAATCTGCAACTCCATTGGCACCTAATCGTATTGCTATTGGGTGTTGGGATAAAGCAAATGATGAGGAAGCAGTTGATGCTGTTCGTGCTTGTCGTATTGCTAATGCAGAATGGTATGCTTTTACAGTTTGTGGTGCTACTAATGATGATATAAAAGCGATAGCTCAATATACAGAAACAGCAGAACCAAGTAGTACTTACTTTTATACAGTAGCTACAGAAGATGTATTATCTAGTTCTGGTAATAGCACTGACATATTTATTTTCTTAAAAGATAAAAATTATCGTCGTTCGTTCGGTCAATATTGTGGACAAGAAGATACACCAGATGCCGTAGCAGCAACTATGGGCTATGCTATGGGTAATAATACTAGTCTTGCTAATAGTGCCTATACTTTAGCTTATAAATCACTACCAGGAGTAACTACTGACGATTTAACTAATACACAAGTTGAATATATAAAAGGTAATTATGGCAATGTTTATATAAATCGTGGCTATTATTATGATGTATTAGAGCAAGGAACTATGGCAGATGCAACAAGATTTGATGAAATTTTAAATCTTGATATGTTAAGTAATAATATTCAGTTGAATATTATGGATTTACTGTATCAATCTACTAAAGTTCCACAAACAGATGCTGGTGTGACTAGCATAATGAATGCTACTGCGGTTGCTTGTGATCAAGCTGTTAAGATTGGTTTTATCGCTCCTGGTAAATGGAATGGTTCAGCAATTTTAAATTTAAAAACTGGAGATACTTTACCAGATGGATATCTTATTCAAGCAGAGTCAGTTAATGACCAATCACAAGCAGATAGAGATGCACGTAAATCACCACCAATTTATGTATCTGCAAAACTTGCAGGGGCTATTGAACATGTAACTATTGGTGTTACTGTTAATAGATAGGAGGTTATTTAATGGCTTTATCAACATATTCTTTTTTAGATTTATCAGGTTCTATCTCTCATCCTACAATTGGTTCATATTTATTTACTGGTGAAGGTGTTGGAGATATAAATATATCCATGAGTACAGACCGTTCAGCTCATGATGTTGCATCTGATGGTTCTGTAATGGTAAGTAAAATAGCTGGCAATAATGGTACTATAACTATTACAGCACAACAAACTAGTCCGTTACATTTTTGGCTTCTTGATTGGTATAATACCCTTTGGAGTTTGCCAACTAGTGAATGGGCTACAACATCAATGTTATTAAGAAATACATCTACTGGTGGAAGTCATACAATAAAAGGGATATCACCACAAAAGGTGGGAGATACACCATATCAACAACAAGGTCAAAGGATTACATGGACCTTAATGGCGGCAGATATTCAACATAATTCTAAATAAGCTACATCTATTTTGATGTAGCTTTTTATTTTAAGGAGTAAATTATGATTAATAAAACAAAAATAATTGAATTAAATGGATATAAATTTAAAATTAAAAAATTAAACGCTTTTACAGCATCTTATATAGCTGTGCAAATAGGTTTTTCTTTAGCAGGTGGTTTGATTAATGCGGGTAATACAAATAAAGTAGATATGTTACAAAAAGCAATAAGTGGCATTGGTAAAGATAAGTTTATTGAAATACAGAAAGATTGTTTATCTGCTGTAGAAATCCTGAATAATATAAATGGTTCAGAAATGCCTGAAGCTTTAATATTAAATAATGGTAGTTTAAGCCATAAAGAATTAGAAAATGATTTTATGACAATTATATTATTAACGATTGAAGTGGTAATGTTTAATGTTGAGGGTTTTTTCGGAGAAAAAGGCTTGCAGAGCTTGACGAACTCCCTGCAAACCAATTCCAAACAGTAAAAGCAGATACATTAAATGAATTCCTTTATAGACCTGTTCTTGCAGGTTTATGGAAACAGCATGAGCTTTGGGACGGTACTTATGATTTAGATGATTTGATTGCTATACATGAAATGCTAGATATAAAAGCAGTTAATGATTATAGAGCTAGTATCGTAAATAATAATAGTCAGTGAGGTGAAACCATGGCAAATACTAATGTAATTGAAGAATATTTGGTATCTCTAGGTGCAATAGTTAATAATGCACAGTTTAGCGAATTTAACAATACACTTAATAAAGCTAAATCTGCTGTAACTAAATTAAGTGATAGTGCTATGGATACCACCACATCACTTGGCAAAATGGTAACAGGTTTGAGTGCTGTTGCTTCTGCTATAACTGCTGTCGGTTTTGCCACAGCTAAAACTATAAAATCTGTAGCGGATGCAGACATGAAATATCAAGTACTAGCTAAAGATATATGGACCACGAAGGAAAATGCTAAAAGTCTACAATTAGCATTGGATACAATGGGGGCAAAACTTGAAGATGTTGCATGGATTCCAGAATTAAGAGAACAATTCTTGCGCCTTAGATCAGAAATGCAAGAACTTCAAACTCCAGCAGATGCAAATAATCAACTAAAGTATATTCGTTCAATTGGTTATGAATGGCAATCTTTTATGCTTAAGATAAAGATGTTAAAAGAATGGGTAGCTTATTATTTAATAAAGTATTTAGCAGGGCCTATTGAAAGAGTTCGTCAGGGATTAAAAGATATAAATGAAAATTTAAAAATGAATATGCCGAGCTGGGGTAACAAAATAGCTAAAGCATTAACAATAGTAGTCAATTTAGGTATGAACCTTGCACGTTTTGGTAAAACTGCTATAGATACCATTTCTAGATTTTTTAATATGCTACCAGAGGGAGCACAAAAGATTATTAAGTTTATATCTATAATCGGTATGGCTATAAAGTTAAATCCTTTTTTTGCTGCAATGAGTATAATGATACTTCTTATAGATGATTTTTATGCTTATATTGATGGTAGAAAATCAGCAAAAACTTTAGCTCCAGTATGGAAAAAACTTCTTGAAGTTTGGGATGATTTACAAGTTTATTTTGAAAAAGGAGAGTATTATTTACAACTCATTATCTCCTTGATAAATACTGAAGCACTACCAAAGCTAAAAAATTGGTGGTCAACCTTTAAACAGATTATGGATAACTTGGTTGAAATATTTTTCCGTATATTGGAGATATTAAAATATATGTTCCAAGATTTTGATGTAATCGGATTATTTATGCTTATGGGAGATAGTGTATCTAGTTTAGTTGATGGTGTCCTTGATTTAGTAGAAGCCATATTGGAACTTATCGCTAAATTATTTGGTTTAAGTGTAAAAGGTAAGGAAGTTTGGAGGGCTTTTGGTAAAGGTATAGAAAACACTTTAAGACTAATGACAAGACTTGTAAGATTAACGGGTGATTTATTTAGTGCATTAGCTAAAGCTGCAAGAGGTGATTTTAAAGGTGCTTTCAAACAAGTAATTCGTGCTTTTGGTAATTTTGGCGAAGGTGTTCTTGATGATGTAACAGGTGGAAGAAGTGGTAAAGGTTTAGCTAGTGAAGGTGTTGAAGATATGACTAAATACCTTATTGATAATGGTGTATCTACTGTTGCAGCTTTAGGAATAATGGGTAATTTAGGTGGTGAGTCTGCTTATGATCCTACAGCTTATAATCCAAATGATAATGGAGGCCCTTCTGGTGGTCTTGCACAATGGCACGATACTGATTTTAACGGCAATGGTAGATTTAGTGCTTTAAAAAGATTTGCTGAAGCTAGAGGTACGGACTGGACGGATAGAAAAACACAATTAGATTTTTTACTATACGAATTAAAAACTGGATATAAAGATGTATTAGACGCAATGAACAATGCAAGTAGTGTAGAAGAAGCAGTTGAAATATTTTTAAGAGGCTTTGAAAAACCAGAAAATCCAGAAGGAGTATTACAAGAAAGGATAAACAATGCATATGCTGTAAAAGATAGATATCTAGGTTCAGCACACAACTACACAGATGCTGATAAATCTAGTGGACCATTACATCTTAAAAACGATAAATTAGAAGTGGACGACTTCTATACACCGCCAAAAGAAGATTATAGTCAATACTTTGAAAAGACTGGATTTAGTGGTTTTTTAGGTCAAGGAACTTATGCACATAGTTTAATAGGTGGTAGCGGTATGCCGATAATGACAACAGCTAATAATTATAATGGTTCAAGTGTCAATATAGGTCAGATAAATATTACAGCACCAAATGGAACAGAGCCAATGACAGCAAAAGATGTAGCAGGAGCTGTTAAAAAGGTAATACCAGATGTAAATATTGGTGGTATTGGCAATAATGCACGAGATATTAGAAATATTAGTGGGGTGATAGTATGAGTTTATTTTCTACAGGCTCTATTAATACTTTATCTGCATTATGGCAATTAGGAAAAATAACTGTAGATAGAGCAAATGGTGGTACAGGTTTTTTCTCAAAAGGATATCGACCTAAAGAATGGAATGTCGCTGGCGGTGTAAGTGATGTAATAACCAATGGTAATATTGGGGATATAACAAATTTATTAGGAACAGATTTTTCTTTAGGTAGTTTAATAGGTTCATATATATCAGGAGATTTTAATTTTGATGTAACAAAAATAGGAGGCTCAAACAGTGAATTAGTATTAGTTAAAACTAATATTGGAGGCTTCTTTTTTGATGCCGTACTAAATGAACAACATGATAGTGAGCTTACTATAACACAACACCCAGTACAAACCGGAGCTAATATAGCTGATCACAGTTTTTTAAATCCGTCTACTTTAACTATGGAAATAGGTATGAGTGATGCTATGGCAACAATGTTAGAAGGTCAATTTACGGAGTATTATACAAAATCGGTATCTGCTTATGAAAAGTTAAGAGAATTGCAAGCTTTAAGATTACCGCTAGCAGTTCACACTAGATTGCATCATTATGATAATATGCTGATACAAAATATTACAGCACCAGATAATTATAGGACACAATATGGTTTACGGTGTACAGTAACGTTACAAGAAATATTTGTAGTAGATGTAGCTACAGGAACAGTATCAACTCGAAACTGGGCATCTAGTGGTACTACAAACAGAGGAGAAGTTCAACCTCAAGAAACGGAACAACCGGGAAGCGGTTTGTATGAAGCGGGGTTTTAATTATGCTATATACGATACCATTAACAAATACAGCTAACCAAATGCTTAGTTTTAAAATAAATATAAACAAAACTAATATACACATAAAACTTTTTTTGCGTTATTTAGAGGAATATAAGCACTGGACAGTTGATATAAGTAATGCAGAAACTGGTGAAATGTTAATAGCAAATTTACCTCTTGTTCCAGGAAGTGGATTAGCAAGTAATATATTAGCTCAATACGAATATTTGAATATTGGAGAAGCTTATATTGTAAAATCTGGTGAAACTCAACTTGAATATCCAGATAATGAAACGTTAGGTTCAACTTTTTTATTGTTGTGGGGTGTATTAGATGAGTAATTTTTTATATCTTAGAAAATATCGTATAGTTGTTGCTTCTTCAACTGCGGAAATTGACAATACACAACCAACAAAAGGAAATGAGAAAAGCGATACGTCTAATGAAAATAAAGAATATGCATTAGATGTATCGCTTTTGCATTGTGTTTTCAGAGTTCGCAGAGGTATGGATTTTAATAATCATGCTGAAGTTAAAATTTATAATTTGAACAAAGATACCGAAGAAAAAATAATAAAAGAAGGAGACAGGCTTATTATTTCTGCTGGATATGAAGGTTATTTGAATACAATAAATTTAAATCCAGAAGATACTAAAAAGGTTGTAGGTTCTAATTTTGTAAGTAAAAAAGATAGTAAAAATAAAACGAAAGAGGATAATAATCCTCAGCAAATACAAGAAAGTCAGCCAAAACAATATGGAAAAATATTTGATGGTCAGATTGTACAAGCTGTTAGAAGTAAAGAAAATAATACAGATTATGTGCTTACTTTAGTATGTATAGATGGGGATACTTTTTTAAATATGAACTTTATATCACTTAGTTGTGTTCGCGGTCAAAATCCTCGAAATGTAATAGATACTGTAGTATCTAAGGCAGAGAAGCCAACACAAGTAAATAGAGTATCACCAACAATAAGTGGGCAAACATTACCAAGAGGAAAAATTTATTTTGGTAGACCAAAAGATATTCTTACAGATGTGGCACGGGGTAATAATGCTAATGTTTGGATAAATGATGGTCAGGTAAATGTTACAAAAATTACAGATACTTACACAGATGAAGCTTTAATATTAACTCCTAAGAATGGATTAATTGGATATCCACAACAAATACAATATGGCGTTTCATTTAGGTGTTTATTAAATCCTAAAATAAATGTATTATCTATGGTTCAGTTAAAAAATACAGAAATAAACGGTATGCAATTACAGATGAATATGCCAGGAAAAAGTCAACCACAGACACTGCAATTGGATGAAGAAAATATGTATCAAGCTTATGAAGTTGAACATACTGGAGATACTAGAGGCAATGATTGGTATACAACAGTTAATGCTTATAGTAGATATGGAAAAGATGTAGTTCCTGCAATGATGAAAGGAATTGGCTCTAATCCAAACAGTATATAAGAGGTGAAACAATGATTACATTACAAGAAATGATGAATGGTACACCTGCAAAAGATGAATTACTGCAACGTAATACATCTACGAAAATAAGAGTTGCTGTTCCTGGAATAATAAAAGAATTTAACTCATTAGAACAAACAGTTATAGTTCAACCGGCAATAAGAGAGTTAGTAAATATTAATGGCCAACAGCAATGGCTTGATTTGCCGTTACTTTTAGATGTTCCTATAGTATTACCACGTGCTGGTGGATTTGTTATTACAATGCCTATAAAAATTGGTGATGAATGTCTTGTTATTTTTGCAGATAGTTGTATTGATGCATGGTGGCAATCTGGAGGAACACAAAATCAAATTGAGATTAGAAGGCATGATTTATCTGACGCATTTGCTATATTAGGTTGTTGGAGTCAACCTAATGTTGTAGGTGAATATAACACTAATGCTATGCAGTTAAGAAATACAAGTGGAAGTTCTGCAATAACTATTTCAGATAGTGGAATAGATATAACATCATCTAGCATAACACTTAACGGAACAACTACAATTGAAGGTATTGGGTTTATGGGGCATAAACACAGTGGAGTACAATCTGGCGGAAGTACAACAGGAGGTGTAAGTGGGTGAAATATAGACGACTTGATATAAGTGGAGATTATACACTTGGTAGAAATCGTCAGAACTTTTTAACGGATGTAGACGCCGTAGCACAAGCAATAAAAACACGACTTCTTTTATTATATGGCGAATGGTGGGAAGATTTAACAGACGGATTGCCATTGTGGCAAAGAATGATAGGTAGTGTAGGCAGTGATGAGAATAAACAGGTGTTAGATTTAATTGTTAAAGAAAGAATAAATGGAACGACTAATGTAAATAGTGTAGTGAATTTTATATCAAAAATAAAAGATAGAAAATATACTTTTACTTGTTTAGTGGTTACTGATTATGGAAACCTTACAGTTAGTGTTTAAGGAGGGATATAATAATGGCATATTTTGCACCATACATTGATGACGCTGGATTACATATCCCTACTTATCAAGATATTAAAGATGATTTAGTAACTGAAGCGAAAAAAATTTTTGGTGAGGACATATATCTTGAAAATGATAGTATGGATTATGAATATATATCTGCTATAGCTTTAAAAATGTATGATACTTTAAATAGTATTGTATATGCATATAATAGCCGTTCCCCAGTTACTGCTATAGGTTCCGGATTGGATACAGTTGTTAAAATAAATGGTTTAAAACGAAAAGCTGCTAGTTATTCTACTTGTGTAGTAACTTTAACAGGAATACCTCAAACAGTTATTAAAAGTGGTGTAGTACAAGATATTTCGGGTAATAATTGGAATTTACCTAGTAATATAACTATTCCAGAAGAAGGAGAAATTGAAGTATCCGCTATATGTACAGTCTTAGGTTCAATATCTGCTTTAGTTGGAGATATAAATAAAATAGCTACTCCACAATTAGGTTGGATATCTGTTACTAATAAGGTTAATGCCGTTTTAGGTCAACCTGTAGAAACAGATGCACAATTAAGAGCAAGGCAAGCTGTAAGTACAGCATTACCAAGTCAAACTTTATTGGAAGGTACTATTGCGGGTATTGTATCTGTAGAGGGTGTAACACGTCAACGAGTATACGAAAATGATACTAATGACAATAGTGAAACTGAGGAAAACCCATATGGATTACCTGCACATAGTATAACTGCTGTAGTAGAAGGTGGATTAGATGCAGATATAGCAGAACAAATTTATATAAGAAAAGGTGTAGGGTGTTTGACAAATGGAACAACAGAAGTGCAAGTAATAAATAAGTACGATATTACTACACCAATAAGATTTTATCGACCTTCATATGTAGATGTTGATATAACTGTTAATATTAAAAAATATGCTGGTTATACAGATAATGTAGTAGATAATATCAAGAATAATATTTTAAATTACCTAAATTCACTTGGTATAGGAGATAATTTACCTACATCTTTACTTTGGAATAGTGCGTTAATAGCAAATCCGAATTTAACAAGTCCTATTTTTTCGATAACAAGTTTAACAGCAGGAAAACATAGTTCTAGTCAGGGAACAGCTGATATAGAAATAAATTTTAATGAAGTAATACAAGGAAATATTGATAATATAACAGTAAATGTCAGTTGAAGTAGGTGAATACATTGGAAAATATTTATTATTTAAATTTAATACCAAGTCAGTATCGCCTACAACCTAAATTTATGAAATGGCTTGAAGCTGGAATACAAAAGTTACAAGATAGTAATTCTACTGCCCAAGAAATTATATCTAATTTTGATCTAGATACAGCTACTGGTGTGCAATTAGATATAATAGGTAAATTAATAGGTCGCTCTAGGCAATTAGATTTTCAGCCGCGTGCAGAAGTATCGTCTATACTGGATGATACTTATTATAGATTATTATTGAAAGCTAAGATTGTTTGGAATCAATGGAAAGGTACGCTCCCAGAATTATATACTGCTTGGCAAGAAATATTTCCAAATGGAAATATTTTGATATTGGATAATCAAGATATGAGTATGGATGTAATTGTATCAGGAGATTTTTCTGTTTTAGAGAAGGATTTAATATATAACGGATTAGTTGTTCCAAAACCAGAAGGTGTGCGTATAAATTATATAATAATTGCACAAAATGCAGATGTACCTATATTTAGTTATGGTTATGATAATGAATTTTTGGGTGGTTATACTACTAATTGGATAAAAGAAGAAACAAGTTTAATTTTTGGTTATGGCGAAGAAACACAAGATATATCTGGATATGATACTGGTAGTTGGTTATAAAAGGAGTGTGAATGATGGCTAGTACTAATTTTTTAGTATTTGATGAAGGTAAACAAAATATGATGAGTGATGGGGATTATAGTGCTAATACCCAAAGGGCAAGAGGTGTAACACCTGGTATTGCTTATCCAAATCTACACAATAAACTTTATTATCAAGTATCTGTTATGGCAAAGGCTATTGCAGATTTTATGGTAGCACAAGGTGCAAATGCTAATGATGAAGATGTTGAACAATTAACAGCTGATATATCAACTGCATTTACTAATTTTGTAGATAATAAAACAAAAGATGTGTATTTACCGTTATCTGGCGGAACTATGAAAGGAAATTTAAATGCTAGTGGTTATAATATTACCGCTACTAAATTTATAGGTAATCTTCAGGGTAAAGCTGATAGTGCAGCTAATGCAGATTTAGCAACAAAAGCAAACCAAGATAGTCAAGGACAGGTAATAAATACAACATATGTAAAAGGTGTTACAGCTTCTAATGCTACTTTAACTGTAACAAAGGGAAATGGGACAACATCTACTATTACAATCAATAATGTAGGAAATTCCACAAAAGCCACTCAAGATAGTCAAGGACAAGCAATAAATACAACATATATAAAAAGTATTACGGCTTCTAATGCTACCTTAATGGTAACAAAAGGAAATGGGACAACATCTGCTGTTACTATCAATAATGTAGCACATTCTACAGATGCAGATAATGCTGGAAAATTAAATAATAAAGGCGATATAAGTGCCTCAACATTACCAAATAATTTTACTACAGGTTTAACAACACATAGTGCATATAATGGTAATTATCCTTCACAATATGGTAATGTAATAAATATTAATAATAAAGGTAAATCTCAAATCTTTATGGAATGGAAAGGTGATGACAATGCCGCAGGAGCTCCTGGTGGTATATGGTACAGAGAATGCAGAGATAATCAAAATGTTTGGTCTAATTGGGCTAAAATAGCATATTTAACAGATTGTACAGATACGTTAAAAAAAGTATATCCAGTTGGAAGTATTTATATGTCTACAGTTAGTACCAATCCAGCTACATTATTTGGGTTTGGTACATGGGAAGCAATGCCAGCAGGTCGTGTGTTATTAGCACAAGGTAAATCTTCTTGGGGTACAACCTATAATGCAGGAAGTACTGGCGGTGAAGCAACTCACCGACTCACTGTAGG